AGACTTTTGAATTAAGTCTCTTAACTCAGGCATCGTCCTCCTTACTAAGAGTGCTCGGTGATTAGCCTTTAAGCAATAACGAAGCGGATCAACTAGCATCGCATATGATTTACCACCGCCTCTTGCTCCACCATAAAATACTTCTCTTTCAGAAGATGCAAGAAATTCTGTCTGTGGACCTGAGTTAGGTTTAAAGATTACTTCTTGCTGGTGTATGTGCTCTTGAACTGTTTTAGGAGCACTCTCGATTATATCCTCTGTAAGTAGTTGTGTCTCTTTTCCTGTTAATGCTTTATCAATAGTTAACAGTTTCTTCTTGGTATTTTCTGCTGACATCTTAGCAGAACGTAAAGTTTGTTCTGCCTTTGCAACTTTCTTACGAGTGCGAGCTAGAATCTGTTTGACTGACTTCTTGGCTTTCTGTTGAACTATCTTCTTTGGTTTCGGTGGTGCTATTTCGTTCAAGTCTTTTTTTAAGTCCGACATGTGATATGTATCTTCCTGTTTTTCTATGTAGCCAAGATGCTGTTTCTCTTAATGAACAAGTCTTTGAATATTCTCTTGCTTGATTAAGAGCATCTAATTCTTCTTTGACAGGTTCTAAATAGTTAGGATCTTGTGATTGTTTAAAACCAAATGGAACTATCCTAGCTCTCTTTTTTATCTTTATTGATTCCATTTTTTGGTGGTAATATAAATATTCCATGCAATGATTTCATATTTATATCTAACTGATCCTTCTTTGTTATTCCTACTCTATCTAACACTGAGTTCGCAGCTGCTAGACGAATACTTGCTTGTGGTGTGGTGCCGTCTTCGTCTAGTAGGTTCGTTAACCGAGTAGCTGCTTTTGCAGAATGTGTAGATAAGTGTGTTTCTGCCAATTCTGTTATTTCTTTTTTGAGATTACGAATAACTTTAGGGTAGCTATGTTCTGAATATCCAGCAATCCTAGCTGCCTCTCGTGGATTTCCTTGTGCTTCTCCGAACAATACGTCTAGAAACTTTTCTTGCATCTCTGTTAAGTTTCTTTTTTGAGTTTTCGTTATAGAAGAATCCATGTTTTGCATTTATAATCTCCATTAATTCTTTAAAAGGTATTTCTCTAGCCGATAAATACATCTTCGTTTTCTTTTTCCACCATTCTTTCTGTAGGTTCTTTCATTACACCTGGAACAATCTGTGGCATTACAGGTTTAGTATCTAAATTTATGTCTGATTTAGGGTTAACTTCCATTCTTGGTGGCAAATTATTCATATTTCTTTGCATTTTATCTAAAAAATTCTCTACATCTAAAGGTTCATTAGTCTTTTTGTCCGATATTGGTGCAAAAGAACTGCCTTCAGTGTCATTTGCTACAGGCATATTAAAACCTTTCTTAGCTAACTCGTAAAAGTTAGTTTCTTTTTCAGGTTTAGGTATACTTCTCTCTCTGACTGGGAATACTCCCTGTCCTGTTCTTAAGTAGCTTGGTATGTTTGCTTCAAATTTCATAGTTTATTGTATTATTCGTGATGACCAATGTTTGCTTATTAGCATGTGCGTGTATGTGTGTCCGTTGAATAATATATAGTTTCTATTATAAGGCTGTATATCAATTTTGTCAAGTACTTTTTGTTAATAATACGTTCTGTGACAATATGGCTATAGACAAAATTGAACATGGGGTGTATAATGTTTATAGGAACCCCCAGGGGAGCCTTTACACCTATACTAAGGGTAAATGTACAAGTACCCTATAGGGTATTCCTAGGAATATTGTCGGAATATTTAGCCCTAAAATATGGCTCGCTAGTAGTTAACATGGGTTTTGGGGATTTTCTGGCTTCCGTATATATAGTATATAGGACCCCCCCACTGGTACACGCATGGGGTAGCACTATGGAAAATTTTTTTACACATGTGGGTGCCTTTAGGCACTCCTTATAGTTTCCGAATAGGAAACTTAAAAAATTTTTAGGGTAATTAAAGAGAAATTTTTAGGATACAATAGGACTATTGCAGATTACCCTAAAAATTTTTTATAGAATTCTTTGGTTAACACCTGAGTAGCTCAGGGGTAGCACTGAATTTTGTACCCCTGAGTATTACCTGTTAATAACTTTATTAAAATATAAATATACTCAAATAAATTATTGTAATTAATATTAGAGCTATATTTGCAAAGATTAAACCGCCATTCATATATGCGTCATTCTGTCAGCAGGAACAATAGCAACAGTTCCCGCTGAACAATTATTTATTTTATTTAAAGTTTGATACATATTTATAGAAGTCCCCTGCGATACTATCAAAAGTTTTGCTATTGATTGTAGGTGTGAACTCTACCTTAGCTTTAGTTTTAGCCTTAATGTATTCCTTAAAATTGTCGCCTGTTTCAAGCTTATCAACAATATATAAATACACATCAAGCAATGCCTTTTGGGCTATTGGGTTATTATTCTTAGCTAGTAAATCAATAAACTTTTCTGTTGTTTGTTTAATCTGATTTACTTCATTAAATAACCTTTTATCAGCGTTACCGCCTTTGCCCTGTTCTGCTTTGGCTACATTAGTTAAGTTGTGAGTTGTGCCTATTTCTCCTTTTTGTAAGTCATTCAATTTAGTCATTGTTTTATACAATGGAGACTCTACTGCATTTTTCACATTATCTGAAGCTATTTTCTTTGGCATAAAATAAGCCTTAACGAAGTCAATAACTCCTCTATCACCTCTAAATGTAGTATAATAGTCCTTGCCTCTCTCAGCTTTCATAAAAAAGTTTTCCTGAATTGCTTCTCTAAAAACTCTTTCATGCTCGTCTAAGTCCTGATCTTTAGTTTTAACAATATTCCAAAAAATATTGAATTGTACTGGATCTGTTTCCTCATTTAAGAAGTTAGTACCTTTATATGTTTTACTATTGTTAATTAAAAACATTACTAAAGGTGTAGCTTCAATCATAACTCTATATTCATATGGGTTATGCTTCTGCACATCTGCCAAGTTCTGACCTAAAGCAGGGATAATAACCTGATTTGTAAATAAGCTATAATCTTTGGCTATTAATGTTTTTCTTTGTCCATTACCTTCAAAGAATATGCTTTCGGGTCTTATGTCATTAGCTTTTTCTCCAAAATAGTTCTGGAAGTCCATTTTATTATCTAGGAATAGTTGGAATAAATTCCTACTAATAAACAACATTTTGCCATTGGCACTTTTTTCACTTGAAGCAACATCTTGAACAAGTGTCCAAGTCTTTTGGGCTAAACCTACTTGAGGTGTAGCTTTTTTATTTTCTTTTATTTTCATTTTTAACTCCTTTGTTATTTGTTAATAAATAAAAGTAATATCATAATCTTATAAATGTATGGCGTAACCATGTCAACTAAGTGCCTATATGCCTTATTTATTAATTATTTTTTGCATATCTGCTATGCACAAAATGCATACTCCAGCTGGGACGACCCAAAATGGACACATACCTATACCCTATGCAAATAATGCATAGCTCGAGCTTTTCAGAACAAAGGGTGAACAAATTCTCATGTGAAAATGTTCTCATTATATTCTACAACTTTTGCGTGTAAAAAAATAAAATGAAGAAATAAAGACATAGTGAAAGTTAGTCTTGTGGAAAAAAATAAAATGAAGAAATAAAGACATAGTAAAAAACCCTGCCCGTATTTCTACGAGCAAGGTATCTTTTATCGTGGAGAGGGATAAAAAATTTTAGGGAGTATCGAAGTCTTTTAATATATTCATTATTGCCCTGTGCTTTGTAGCATCAGGATCAAGATCAAAAGACCATGTATTAGTTTTTAATAATCTGATAACTGGTTCAAGTTCTTTCAAATCTTCTGCTAACATTTTGTTAGATTGAGTAAGTTGAACCTTATCAACTATTGATGATGTAACATTTTTTATTGGTTGCATTGTTGGCAGTCCAATAAAATAAAGTCCTAGCTTTGTGTCCATATATTATTCTCCATAGTTATTGATTGTATATATTTGTAACATTTACTATGCTTTATGTCAAATCAAATGACCATTATGCCAAGCTATTAAATAACTTAGTATAAACATGATTGCAAAAAATATTAATAATATGTAAAAGTCTTTCATAATTTTATATGTAAAGGCTCATGCGTTGGGAACATAACACTTTGCCAAGTGAATACATTTTACCGAACCAACGCACAGATCTGTTGGATTTATTGAGATATCTCGCTAAATCCAGATGATAGGAATTTTTTTTGTTGCAACTACCTACCCCCGACACCCACTACCTCGTTAACATTGTTAATTCGTGGAGTGCTTGTACATTTATATTTGTATAACATTTAATTAATAAAGTCAAATCATTTGACAATAAAAATAAACTTTGATAATTGTATTACATAATTAATTAGAAAGGATAGTCGTTATGTACTTAATATATACTATGATTATGGGCATACCTTTCTACTTTTTAGTAGTGTTGCCTATAATTAAAATGCTACTTGATTTTGTATAATCAAAAAAACTTAAAAGCTCTTGTCATTGATTTGACAAGGGCTTTTTTATTTGTTACTAATAAAACATAATCAACAACTATGGAGAATAACAAATGAAAAAAAAAGATATAACTTCTTTTATATTGGAAACAGCTAAGAAGCTCAATGACGCTGATGGAATACCACTGGATATATGTGATGACTTTAGAAAATGTATAGCTATGGTTCAGGATATAAACGCTATTGGTTTTATCAAAGTATCTAAGGAATTAGAATTACCTATTGATACAGGTAGAGCTTATAGAAACTTACATATAAGACCAGATGCACAAGAAATAAAAGAACAGATAAACCATGACAACTAATTCACTTGAATACTTTAGGTCAAGGAATAAAACCTTAGAAGAAGAAAATAAAAGACTTAAAGAAATTAGTAAAGAACATCAAAAACTAAATGGTCAGATACAAGTAGAATTAACCAAACTAAAAACTAAATTAAATAACATCAAAGAAAAACTAATGCTTTTATAGATTGACATAACTAAAAATTTTGTGTATTAATAAAGGGCAATCAACCGAGAGGGTGGTTGTCCTTTTTTGTTTGGCAAAGTCGGGATTTCCCACGCAACAATCAAGGGGGGGTGGTATGCAGGATATCCATTAAACAAGGGAGCATCACCACCTCTGAAAATAAATCAACAACAACGAAAGGTAATATGAAACACATAAACATAACAAAGCAACAACTTCATACTTTTATTGATAAACAAATAGATAAGCACAAGTCTAAAAAAGGTCGTGCTTTTTTTTATAAGAAACCAGAAAAGTTTGAGATTGTTGGTGAAAAAAGAGTAATGAGATTTGATACTAAAGATAGAAAGTTTCAAATTGATGGTGCAACTGGTAAAAGGTTGTATAAAAA